TAAAATGGCTAGTGAGGGTGTAAAGAAAGACCCTAAGAAACTAGCTAAAGCACTAATGAAAAAATAATAATTTAATCAATAACATAAAATTCGTAAAAAGGTAAAACGAAATGAACTCCAAGAACACTCGAGGAGGGCAAGTCGGCAACCAAAACGCAGCTAAACCTAAACTTATATCTGATGCTTTACGTAAGCATTTAGTACAGAATGGGGATAAGGTAGATAAGCTAGTAGAGGTTCTCATAGGCAAAGCCCTCGAAGGCGATATGTCTGCATTTAGAGAGCTACTAGACCGTTTAGAAGGCAAGGTAACTCAATCTATAGAGCAGAAGACAGACTTAACTGCTGACGTTGAGTTCTACGCATGGCAAGAATAGTAATCCCATATAAGCCACGTGATGCGTTTCAACCATTGCATGATAGTAAGAAGCGTTGGGCTGTAGTGGTAGCACATAGACGAGCTGGCAAGACTGTAGCTTGTATCAATCAGCTTATTAAAGAAGCAATAACCTCAAAGCAATTAAACTTTCGTGGTGCTTACATTGCACCTTTCTACAAACAATCCAAATCAGTGGCATGGGATTACGTTAAACACTATACAAGGGTGATTGATGGTATATCTGTTAATGAGTCGGAGCTTCGTATCGATTTTAAGAACGGTGCTAGGATTCAGCTATTTGGTGCTGATAATGCTGATAGCCTTCGTGGCTTGTATTTCGATAGTATTATTTGTGACGAGTATGGTGACTGGAAGTCTACTGTATTTCAGTACGTGGTGCGTCCAGCGCTTGCCGATCGACAAGGTAAAGCAATTATCATTGGTACTCCTAAAGGCCGCAATCAGTTTTGGGAAATATACGATCGAGCCTCTCGTTCTGACGAGTGGTTGGCTCTTAAAATTACTGTAGACGATTCAGGGATATTGCCTGAGTCTGAGATTCAATCATTAAAGACTGAGCTGTCTGAAGATGCTTGGCGGCAAGAGATGGAATGTGACTTTGATGCAGCGTTGCCTGGTGCTATATGGGGGCGTGAGTTATATCAAGCGGAACAAGATGGTCGAGTTACTGGCGTAGAGTACGATAGGTACGTGCCTGTTCATACTGCATGGGATCTTGGCTATTCTGACGACACAGCGATTATCTTTTACCAAGTAGTTTTAGGTGAGGTTCATATCATTGACTACTATGGCGCTAGTGGCAAGTCTATTGACCATTACGCAGCTCACGTTCTAAGTAAGCCGTATACATACGGTACACATTACCTGCCTCATGATGCTAGAGCCAAGACCTTAGCCTCCGGTGGCAAGTCAGTCATTGAGATGCTTGCAGAACATTTAAGCCTCAAGAAGATGGCAATCACACCAAGTCTATCTATGCAAGACGGTATTCAAGCTGTAAGACAAATGATGCCTAGAGTATGGTTTGATCGTGAGCGTTGTCATGACTGTATAGAAGCGTTAAAGCAATATCAACGTGAGTGGGATGATGACAAGAAAATGTTTAGGGATAAACCTAGACACGACTGGACTTCTCATGCTGCTGATGCGTTTAGGTATACAGCGATTAACTGGCGTGAAGAAGCCAAACCTGAAGATTTAGAAGACAAGCCTATTGTTGGACTTCATGTAGGCGAAACAGAAGTAACATTAAACGACTTATGGACGTCTAAGACGCCAACAACACAACGAAGGATATAAACATGGCTAACGTATTGAACACGGGTGGATACAAGAATATTACGGCTACAGGCAATGTAAGCCCTGTGACTACAGACTTACTAGGTATCTTTGTGTCTACAACTTCATCAGGTACATTTGTGGTCTATGACTCAGCTACTACAACTACTTCAGCGCCTATCACGGGGACTGTAACTCCTACTGCGGGTACATGGTATTCAATCCCAGCTTCTGCAAGTGCAGGCTTGTACATAGTAGTGACAGGTACACTTAACGCTACCGTTATCTTCGCTTAATAGGATAAGTCATGGCTGAAAAGATTAAAGACCCAGGAGTCCAGCGTTATCTTGACGTCATGTCAACCTATGACCGTGAGTTCAAACGCTGGGAAGGTCGTGTAGAGAAGATTATCAAGCGCTATCGTGATGATAGGATGCAGACTACTTCTCAATCTCACTACAATATCCTATGGTCTAACGTACAGACATTGAAGGCAGCTACGTTCTCACGTATGCCAAAGGCTGATGTATCACGTAGGTTCAAGGATAATGATCCTGTGGGTCGTGTAGCAGCTATGTTGCTTGAAAGAGCGTTAGACTTTGAGATCACTCATTCTAATGACTTTGAGGAAGCACTAACAGCTTGCGTGTATGATCGCTTCTTGGGTGGCCGTGGTTCAAGCTGGATTCGTTATGAGCCTGTCATTGAAACGATGGAGTCAGAGTCTGAAGAATCTATCTCTGAGGATGACATTGACGATAGGGACAACGAGTACCTAGACATTGAAACTACTCCTGTGGACTATGTTCATTGGAAAGACTTTGGCCATGAGGTAGCACGTTCATGGGATGAAGTGACAATGGTATGGCGTAAGGTCTATATGACTCGCTCTATGCTACGTGATCGCTTTCCTGATTGGGCTGACAAGATACCATTAGACTCTAGCCCTGATGACCAAAAGATGAAACAGACTGAGGGCGTTGGTAAACGTGCCTTGATCGTAGAGCTATGGAATAAAGAAACCAAGAATGTTTGCTGGTTGTCTATCTCACTAGGCAAGGTGATTGATGAGCGTGATGACCCATTAGGCATTGAAGGCTTCTGGCCATGCCCTAAACCATTGTTTGCTACAATGACCAATGAAACGCTTGTACCTGTTCCTGATTTTACCTTATACCAAGACCAAGCAGGTGAGTTAGATGTACTTACAGATCGCATACAAGGCCTCATAAACGCATTAAAAGTACGTGGGGTATACGATGCCTCAACTCCTGAATTAGCTCGCCTATTTACAGAGGGTGACAACAATACTCTAATCCCTGTAAAGAACTACTCTTCATTCTCTGAGAAGGGTGGCATGAACGGTGCGGTTAGTTTGGTAGACATTCGCCCTATTGCTGAGGCTTTAGGTCAAGCTTACCAAGCGATGGGTCAAGTTAAACAACAAATCTACGACATTACAGGTATCTCTGACATTATCCGTGGTGCTTCTGTGGCCTCTGAAACGGCTACTGCACAACAGATCAAGGGTCAATACGCTACATTGCGTCTAAAGACGTTCCAAGATGACGTAGCTAAGTTTGCTTCAGCGATATTAAAGATTAAAGCTCAGATTATCTGCCAACACTTCCAACCTGAAACAATTGTTAAGATTGGTGGCGCTGCACAGATGAGTCCTACTGACCAGCAAATGATCCCACAAGCGATTGAGTTACTTAAAAACAATCCTATGCGTACATTCCGTGTAGAAGTATTGGCTGACTCTATGCTATTGGCTGATGAACAACAAGAAAAGTCTGACCGTGTAGAGTTTTTACAAGCTACTAGCTCATTTATTGAGAAGGCAGTACAAGGCGCACAGGCTGCTCCACAACTAACTCCATTATTGATGGACTTATTGAAGTTTGGTGTTACAGGCTTCCGTGTAGGTCGTTCACTTGAGGGTGAGTTTGACTCCCTTGCTGACCAACAAAAAGAAGAAGCTAAACAGAAACAAGCTAATCCACAACCACCACAACCTAATCCTGACGTAATTAAGGCTCAAGCTGAACAGCAAAAGGCTCAGGCTGATATGCAGATGGCTCAGGCTAAGATGCAACAAGAAGCCCAGCTAGAACAGGTTAAATTGCAATTGGCTCAACAAGAGGTTGCTACAAAATCACAAATGGAAGCACAACGTCTTGAGTTTGAAAAATGGAAAGCACAGCTTGATAATGATACTAAGGTATTAATTGCTGAATTGTCCTCTAAGACTGACTTGCATAAGACTACATTGAATATTAATGCTGATAAGAATGGTCTATTGTCAGAAGTTGACAGTGAAGGTAACGAATCAGTATCAACTCCATTACAAAGCTTGGTAGATTCTATCAATCACAATATGCAGATG